ACCTTTTGCCTGCTTGGTTGCGGCTAAATCTGTTACTGCCTTCTGGCTCATTACATCTGTTTGTGATGCCCCTGCCCCCTGAACAACATTGCTTTTTGCTGCCCCCCCTAGGCCAAGGTTTTTGATGAAGGCCTCTTTATCCGGTATGTCTGCACCGTTCTGGTCTTTGGCGAGATATTTTTTCAGGTCTTCTGCTTTAGCATAATCGCCAAGACCAATGTAATTACCAAGCGTCACCCAGTCAGGACCGGGCGATGCATTAAAATCTGTTTTATTGTCATCCTTAGTGCTGACGCACACCTTTGTTCCGTCATTAGAAAGCAGTTGAGCTCCTTTAGGGTAACCACCGACAGCATCACTGAATGTCGCATTGAACTTATAGCCTGCTCCTGCATTTGACCATCGCTGTCCGCTTGCCAGTTCAAAAAGGATTTGGTTCATATTGCCGCCATCTGGTGGCAGTCCACCGGCGGATTTCAACAGCATGGTTATAGGAGGGAAACCATCCTTATATGATGCCTTACGATCACCAGCAGGAGATGATTCCAAAAGTTCAGTTCTTGGCCCGCTAACCCCAAAAGGAACCGGCATCAGCTTGGGAATATCAGTTAATTTCATTTTTCACCCTTTATAAAAAGTACCGTCATTAAACGGGTAGGCATCTTCAGCAAAACCAAAATACGGCGGCACCAGCTCATGTATTTCTATTCTCACTCCGCTCGGAGCAGGCATAACATCATAGTTCTGTAGTATCGCCGCCTCATAAGGCTGCAGCTCAAACGCACATATAATTCCCATCGTCATTTCTTTGTAATTACTGCAAAAAGCTATTCCACGCCCCTTGAACAGCATGGTCAGAAATCGATTAAACTCCGGAATGGTAGCTATGCTTATGTTGCTGAATGCTTTGCATAAAATAAGAGTTCGGTATGCATCATCACCAAGGCGAACATTGGTTGTTTCCTGAATACCGGCAAAGAACGGAGCGTCATTGAAGGGGGTAAATCCGTCCGCAAATCCGAATGAATCAGACTCTATGGGGGCAATAATGCTTCTGCCTATCCCGACAATCTTCCCCCATACATCAAGCCCGTAGCTTTTTGCCGTCAGGACATCCCATACATCTGTGATAAATTGGTCAGTAAAATCATCAATACTGACGGACTGATTGAACGTATCAAGGATGCTCATGATACGTTCAGCACCGCTGTATTGCCTGATCACGGTTTCCGGCCAGTTATTCATACAAGCGTCACCTCTATAGTGGAGTCATCAATAACCGGTACCGAGCTGACTGGGATATGTACTGACGGAGAAAATGAGGAGCCATCTAATGAAACCCCGAGGGACAATATGCTCACGCTGTCAGGCTGAATTCCGATGACCGGGGCATAATAACGACCGGCTGTAACATCGCCGCCAATCCTGGCCTTGCTGATGTTGGGATATTGCCCGGAAAAAACTGTAGTGATTACGCGCTTCACCTGCTCAGTGATATCGCTTGGCGGATTCAGGGACTTATCTATTTCGACTTTAAAATACACCTTTGCCGGAACGGCCTGATGCCATTGCATGACATACTGAGGCTGCGGCTTATCATAGGTTTCATCATAAACAGTAAATTCTTTCTCCCCGTTCATGTTGCAGCCTGGATTGCAGGTGTTGAACAAGGCTTCAGCGATGTCTTTATCCTCTCCTCCGTAAACGCTGACATAAAGAGAGTGAGGGGCTATGGTGACCCCATCAACCACGACAGATTCACCTTTTCTGTTTGACCAGACATACGCATCAGTAACACCACTTACCTCCAGTAAAGCTGCCCGGGTGGAGCCGTCCTGGTTTCTTGAGTTTCTGGCAACCGATTCCCTGCGTCTCGCCTCAAACGAAACCCGCGATTCGACAGGTGCACCTAAAACACCGGCGTACTGGTTATTAACCGAATCCCAACCTGAAACAGCAGTGTAGATGCGGTTTAACTCCCCCGCTCCACAGGTTATTGCACCGGTGGTATCGCAGGCAAAAACAGCGTCTATTCTTCCGGAAGCAGGAATGGTCACTGAATTCACCAGGCTGTAGGTCCTATTCTTAACATCCACAGCCTTAGTGCCTGCCGGAAGCACGGTTCCGTATGCGCCGGTGATCTGAGCTGTTACAGTTGTTCGTGTTGCAGCGATGCGGTCAATAAAGTAAATTCGCCCTATCCCGTCCTGAAACCGGCCCTGTGAAAAATCCGGGTTTATCTGGTTAACGATACGTGCCAGATCGCTGTAAACTTGCGCTATGATTGCAGTATCAGTAATTGCGATTTGCCCCTGCGGAGATGTCAGAGACTCACTGGCCCCATCAGGCAGGGCATTAATGATATCCGTCAGCCTGCCGGACAGGACATCTGCGGTATCTGGAATATTAATCCCGGAATCTGATATGACGACCGGCGGGACCGCTGTTATTTTCACTGTCACAATAAAATCTCCTGAGTTTCACCATCACCGGTTTGTGTCATTATTTTGGCCGAAACCCTTCTTGTGACACTATCAAAGAAAACGGACGCTACTGCGTCCGTCACGGGTTCTATTCTTCTGGCCTCCGCCTCCAGCTTTCCGGAAAGATATGCCGATGAGAAAGCTTTTCCGAGTATCTCTGTCTGATAGGGTATTCCGAGTTTGTCGTTGTAATACACTTCTCCGAGAAAAGTGGCGCATGCACTGGCAACATCCTGCGCTATGGCTTCGCCGCCGGTTTTGCTGGCGATGTTCCCGTTTTTATCGATGGTCCAGTCCCAATTTTCATCAAGAGCGATCGTCGCGTATGTCATACCTGTTCCTCCGGCGCGTTGCTGGTCACGGTACTCTCTCCCGACTCGACACCGGTCACCGGATGCTTATGTTTGTTGTACGCATCACGCAGTGCCTTGATGCTGGAACTTTGAGAGCCTGCATTATCGGTGATGTTTCCGTCTGCGGTTATGTTCCCGGTGAAGTGAGAATTCGGAGAGTCAACTGTCACACCGCCTGGTGCAATAATATTTGCCTTTGAGCACGTAACATTAACGGGGTTCGGGCTGGTGATATTGATAGCGTTATCCGCAAATTCAATAAACTGATCCGGCTGCTGATTAAGCAATCCTCCAAGATACAGAGCATCAATCCGGCTGTGGCAGCGCGTTGTGTTAGGTGCTCCTGATATCCGGCACCGTCTGGCGTTGTCGCTGTCTTTGTCACAGTACAGTGCTATGCCAATATCACCGACCACCGGATCCATAATAATCGCTGAGCTGCCGCGCTGAAGTCGCCATACACTGGCCCCATAAACCTGAGCATTCGGGATTGGTGCGCCGGTGTTTGTTGTTCTGGTTACCAGCGGAAGAAAGTCTACCTTCAAATTTGGCGCTTCACCGTACACTGCTGTTACCCTGACGATTTCAATAAAATGCTTACCGCTGAGGAATGATTCAAGGTTGTAAAGCAGGCTGTCGGCGTCAGACCCTAATGCAGCTATTGAGGATACTGGGTTCATGATTTTTCCTTTTCCGGTACAAACGGCGTGATAACGGCCACTGTGTGCCAAGCCCCGTTTTTCTCCCACGAAGTAAGATAATGAGTTACAAGGTAGGCGGCATAGTCACCACTTGCCCCAGGCAGAGAGGTTTCCAGCCTGAGTTGTTCACCCTGTGCTATGTATGGTGAATACTGGGTCTGAATAGTCAGGCCATCAGGGGTGTAAACCGGATATCCAATGAGGCCATTCTCAGCAGAAACCAAGGCCCTTGTTTCTGCAACTTTATTTTTTATCTTGTTCCATGCCGTCACTGTTTTCCCGCTGATGGCATAACTGAGAATGGCATTAGCGCACAGGTCACGAATCTGTTTCAGTGGTGATCCGGAGTAATAACCGTTTGTTTGCGTACCGGTTACTCCGCGATCTACAAAGGTGTAGCCTGATTTTTCGCATATCCCTTTCAGTATTTCGCTGAGTGTCCGCGTTCCTTTGAATGCGTAATCCGGGGCATTACTGACAGAAAGGTCATATCCTCCGGCAGAGCGAAAGTTAATGCCTACCGTCGGGACTTCATTCATGTTTGCGTTGACGTAGTAGACCCCGCCAGAGTATGCGAGAGAGTCGTTGGCGTATATTTCAACTTCCATTTCCGCCATGTTCTCTTTCATTCTGGTATAGCCGCCTACCTTACACAGGGATGCAATGAGGTCGCCGCTAAGTCCATAAATAGTGAACTCCGCATTGCCGCCCATCGCGATGCCGCCGTTGGTTATCTTCACGTTTGCACGGCAGTTATCCAGTGTAATGATGTTGTCATCACGGCCATTTATAAGGATATTCCGTGTTCTGAATACAAATTTGAGCCGGTTATTCCTGTACATGGCTAATCCTCAACGTAATAAAGATTAAACCGGATTCCGAGACCGTCACCAACAGGGTCACTTGACCCTTCTTTATCCAGGAAAAACAGGTCACCTTTAAATGGCAGGTATTTGTATCTGACAATGCGTGTGGCATACAGGCAGGGGACTCCGGTAAAAACTACGGTATCGTTAGCAGTTAAATCCATATACAGGCCAGAATCACGCTGCACAAGCCGAATAAGGCAATCCTGATCAGCCAGTGTCACACGTACCGCCTGAGCTTTACCGGGAGTTAGTGATAGCCTGATCATAGAACCTTCCTTGTTAAGTCATCTATCGCCTGTTGAGCAACCCTTTCTGACGGGGACTCATTGGCAAATGCGTTGACGGCATCCATAGCAGAATTAATTTCTCCAGCCACATAATCAAGAGCCTTATTGACCGCGCCTGATGCTGTGTCGTATGTGTCCTTGGCAAATTCCAGGGCATCACTGAGGAATGAGCTCTCTTTGCTCAGCGTGTCTGCCGTGGGGGCTCCTGTTCCGGCCTGCTGCTCTGCAGTTGTTACTACTCCATCAACCCCGGGGGAGTCCTCATTATTTATAGGCTTTTCCTGAGACTGCGGCGACCCTAAAGTCACCTCCATCTGCTGCATGATCTCAGTGAAATACAATGAAACCGTAAGCAGGGTTACGCCGGTCTGACTTGATACCTGATATGACCAGTTAACCAGGTCGTAACTATCATAATTACCTTTAGGCGTTTCGATGTTATAGATTGCCGCTTTACCAATCATTTCCTGAATAATTTTCAGTGACGCATTCTGAGATGTCAGGGTCATATTGAAAATATTAGGGATATTTCCGGAGAAACCGGTCAGACCATCGAGAAGGATTTCGCACTTTATCTGATTCGGTTCCTTAACCTTATTCAGGGTCTGATACTTTCCTTTTTCTACCGGCGCGGTAACCACATTAGCGGACCCGCTGGCGGTGATGTTTTTCAGGCCATCGAATGGCAACGTAACGCTTCCGTCTTCGGATTTAATAACGTATGACGGCTTCAGAATGCTAGTCATGATAGAGAGCGGAGACCCGCCCCCTATCGCATTAAAAATACTGGCGGCATTGAGTGACGCAAAGCTCATGATCACCTCCCCATTGTATCGAATGAGACATTCATTCCGGCGCGGGATGCTTGCTCCTGGATGGAGTTTGAGAGAGCATCAACAGACTCAGGCTGGCTGTTTATTTCCATATTGTTGACGTAAAACTGTGGCTGAGGCTGGGTCTGACCGGTAACCTGTAAAGTCTGGTGAACCTTTGATGCCTCGAAATTAATTCCGTCGAAGTATTCAGCCAGCTTATAAACAGACTCCACCGACTCGTTGTTCAATCCACCTGCATCTCCGCGCAAAACTCTGTTCACCCCCCCGCCGCCGCCTGCATACGCAAACAGCGCATCAGCAACGTTTCCGTTGTATTGCTTCAGGAGCTTACGCATCAGAATATCAGCCGCAGCTCTGGCCTTTTCAGGGTCCAGGCGGTCATCAATTCCTGCGGAATGGTTTACGGTTAATCCGTTATCTCTGGCCGTCCCTTCAACAAATTGCCATGCTCCCGTTGCCGTTGAGTGTGGGTTTTTAGCCGACGGATTGCCGCGCGACTCACGGAAAGCAACCGCGTCCAGCAGGCGATCCATGGATATTGTTCCGGCGTCTGTTTCTACAGGGTTAACGATGTTGCCGTTCGCGTCGTAATACTCGCCGGTTTCGTATTTATACGTCTCACCGCTTTTTAGCTTTCTGCCAGAACCTAACCGTCCGCCGATGGAATCAGTATCACTCCCCCACCTTGCTTTTTCTCCCACCTCACCTGCGGCGGTATCACCAAATAAAACATCCCTTCGGTGCTGAGCATTGTCGGCTTTTTTCTTTTCATCGAGAATCTTGTCTATATTTAGAAAATTGTCGGCGCCGTCCTTTACCAGTGCCTGCTGTTGCTCCCTAGAAAAATTACCAACTTTATCCATTAAAGCTCGATCCTCAACAGAAAACATACTTTCATATCTTTTCAGTTGTTCCGGAGAGATGGTTTCCCTTTCAGTGCCGCGCTTAAGTGGGTGCATAAACATTCCAGGTGTATTTTTAGCAACCACTGGTGATGACATTCCGCCACGATTAAGTCCTGACCCAAAGTTATATGTCTGGTCATTCTTGTCAGCATTATCAGCGGCAATACCGTAGGCAACTGCAGCCGCTGCCGCGGGCCCGCCAACTTTATAAGCAACAAGTATCGCCAGAACCTTATCCATCCCCCCCAACGCATCAACCAACTCTATCGCCACATCTTTAAATTCCTTGAAAAATCCAATAACCCCATCTTTGTTTTCATTTATCCATGAGCTCAATGATCTAAGGCCAGTCATTACGCTTGGGGCAAAGTTCAGGTACATGGTATTCATGAAATTATTAACTTCGGCATTCAGGTCGGTCATGAGTTTTTTAACCTGTTTCGCCTGGGCTTCCATTTCGGGAGTGTACAGAGACTTCCCCTTATACTCCTCAAATGCTTTCTGGTATTCGCCGCTGCGAATAGCCTGAAACAATGCCGGATCACTCAGACCCAATGCAGATGTATAAAGTTGTTGGGCGCGGGATTCATTTTTGAGGTTTTTTATTGCCTCGAATGCCCTGAGCGTTTTCTCCTCAGCATTCTTCCCGTTCATGATGTTTACTGCAGACTCGCTTTGCAGCTGATACATTGCCGCCAGATATGCCGGAGCTGGCCCTACATTGGTTTTACTCCAGATATCCCACTCGTTCATGCGACCAAGAGCAGAACCAACAGTCTCTCTTGATGATCCGACAGACTCAGCAGCGCGATTAAAGGCATCCAGATGCTTTGCATTCATCCCCAGCCACGCCGCTTGTGTACCCAGTGTAATCAGGGAATCCGTTGTGCTGACAAATGCCCGTCTTGCACCTTCCAGGGTGACGGCCACACCGAGGAATTTAGCCGCGCCGCTCATTACGCTGGTAAAGGCGTTCTTCCCTTCGGCACTGAATTTCTGAATACCCAGATTAAGCTCGCCAAAGCCTTTTGTGACTTCGCCGGTGTTGCGCTTAACCTTAGCCTTCATGTCCTCCGTTTCGGTTTTTATCTTCCGGGTAGCATCAAGAAAGCCCCCCGTTTCCACGGAGAGCTTGTATTTCATCTGCTCGACAATCATCTTTGCGACCTCTGCCAGACTATTTTGTTGTAATTACTCACAGCAACGGACTCCAGAATGTCATACATATCCCGCACAGAGAGAACGGATGACAGTTCGGCAAAGGTGGCGCGGCCGGCCTCAATGATGGAATGCATCTCAGGAGAAACGTTGACAGTTTTGATAAGCCCCTGCGGTGCTTCATCGCGGCGAATAAAGGGGCAATTTACCCGCGGTCTGTCTTTAGGAACGCAAAGTTGATATAGAAGGCCCGGTCAAGGATCTGGTTGATAGTGTCTATTTCTTCAATGTCTGCCTTGATATTGACGGCACGCTCAACTGTCTTGCCGTCATTTTCGATAGCAATGTTTACGTCATCAAACATTCTCGCCAGAAGCTCATTTGAAACGGCTGACCCGGAGGCGGCAAGAACGGATTTACCGACAGTAGCCAGACCCGCGCAGCCCATCAGGACGACATCATCCGGAATTGAGAGGAAAGATGTTTCACCCATCATCCGGAATAAATCCTGCGAGATACTCCATGCCTCTGACGCCGGTTTCTCGGTAATTACAAATGTTTTCCCGTGGTCGCGGCTGGCCGGATTATCAATCGTGATCCGCTCTTGCTTTCTCATATCATCAGCTCCGTGTTACGCTTTCAAAGTGGAAGATGGCCTGACGCGGCTGCAAAATACGTGCTCCGACCGGTGTCGGGTTCCATGAATACAGCACGCCGTTAACAAAGTTCCAGGTGGCATCAAGTGCCGGAACGGTCAGTGTCAGATTGCAGGCAAACGCGCTGATGGTTGCCCGCTCAGCACCGTACCACTGGTCAAGGTTTTTACCGGCCTCGGAAGTCGGAGACAGGCTGATGGTGAATTCCACAGGGTTAAAAATAAAACCCGCGTGATACTTACCGTCAGCACTCATCACATCTTCTTTCATCTGCAGTGCTGCGGTTTCAAACATGCGGTCAGCGGCAAAGTCGTCAAAGTCGAACCCGGCCGGAAAGAGCGCAGGCACAGTACAGCGCAACTTGGAGTTAGCACTGGTAATATCAATAGGCATTTTTCATGCTCCTTATAAAACCGTGGTGGATTGCAGATTAAGGGACTGGATGAGCTGTCCGTCAGTCCAGAACAGCACTGCGCCTTTCAATGTGCGCTCAATGCGGTTTGAACCGGGCTGTTTCGGGATGTGGAAGTAATACCCGTCAGAGAACAGTGACCCGGAAATGTCTTTGCCGACCTGCTGATTGATAATCTGAATCTGAGACTGATCCAGTGTTACCCCTTTGCGGATTGCGCCGAAGTTAATCGCCTGCTGCAGAGGGTCCTGAGCGGCAGCTTTAACTGCTGTGTACCCGGCCTCGGTGAATGAATAGCTCTGATTGTTGGTGAACAGATTGGCAAATGCTGAAATCAGATTCGCTTTTAACCACACCTGATCCAGGAATGTATCCAACCACTTAAACTGACCGGTAATAACACCGGTAGCGGCGTAATTTTTTAATACTTTATTGGATGAATAATTGCCGTAATAGTTAACGCCCGCTGCTTCCAGTGCATTAGCTACTTTCAGCGAATCTACCTGATCAGACATACCGGTAAACTGGCGGAATTTATAACTAACCCGCCCGTTTGTTGCCGAGAAGTCCAGCCCAGCAGCCCACGCGAGAGCAGAGAAGGCATTTTTCGGTTCGCCGTGCATAATGAACACGCCACCGTAATTATTTTTCGTGCATTCATCAAACAAGGTACTCTCAATACCATTGCTGACGCTGGCTGCAAACAGATAGCGGTTTCCTGCATCCTGACCGGCTCCCCACTTCGCTAATTCAAGTTGCTGCTCGTTAGTCAGCGCCTGAGCAGAGGCAAAGCCAAACCAGTTCTGGTCCGTATCAACAACGTGATCCATAACCTGAGCCAGCGTCATTGTGTCTGTTCCGGCTGATGATTTTGCACCACCGGCCTGAGTCAGCTTAAGTGCTGTTGCGATTGTCCCGGAGGCATAACCAACAGAGCTTCCTGTGCCGGTTGTGGCTGATTTGATGGCGTACTGTGCTGATGTTGGATTCCAGGACACCGTTACACCGGTAAGCGCTGCCTGTAACGCGGTTGCCACATCTGACTGACTCTGTGCTGTTGTCAGGTCAATACTACTGCTGGTCTGTGATTTTCCATCCACTGAAACCTTGATTGTTCCGGCCTCCAGAGCATTGATGGCCTGCATGGTTACGTCAGCATTGGACCCGGAATAAAGGCCACCAGATGTCGCAGCAGCGGGAATTCCGACAACAAGCAGTTGTGCGGGCAACTGTGCCGCACCAGTAAAACCGGCAAAATAGACTGAGGCACATTCATATTCGTCAGAATCGTAACCGAACACCTCAGCAACATCTTTTGCGGTCTGGAAATACTGAACTGTCGCCAGAGGAATCGGCAGTACGTCACCGCTGGTCAGCATCAGGCCATTAGCATCAACACCCGTTCCCGCGGGGGAAATGGCATTGGATGAAATGGAAAAATCTTTTGTTAATGGGATCATTTATTCACCTGTACAGTTGAAAATTCGACATCGGCAAAGTAGTCCTGACCGACGGTTATCATGATGTGAACCTGCATGGATAATGTGATGATGTATCGGTCAAGCCACTGCTTTGATTCATCAACGAAAGGGGATTTCATGGCATCAGAGGCATAAAGCGGGACAACGCGACCATCCAGCTTCATTTTTCTGTAGGCGTAATCGCTCGCCCACACGGTTTCAAGCGCAACAGCTCTGTCACCTGCGCCATCACCATATATATCAACCTGAACATCGTACTGTCTGACCACTGACAGCCCCTCTGAATCATCACTCATCCGCGTTGCTTTGGTGGTCGTGTGGCGGATAAAACGAAGTGGTGAAAGCATGGCGAACTGCCCCTGATCCATCGGCACCTTATTCCCCCATGACTGAGAACACTTGCCAATGATCGGTTCAAGAAAGTCAGCCAGAAGGTCAATGATTTCGTTCTCTGTCAGGTCGTTTGTAAGCATATGATTACCCTCGACCAGTCAGGCCAAATCTCAACAGGATCAACGACCAGCCATTCCTGACCGTCAATAATGAACAAATCGCCACCCTTTTTAAGCGTCCTGTTAGCCCCGTAGTAAGCACCGTTTATAAACAGTGTCTTCACCAGCCCTTGCAGGTTCATGCCGTCTACGTGCTTTAAATCGCCATCAGAAAGCGGCTGAAGTTGCACTGTCACCTCTTCATCAGGGTAATACTCAGGCACAGGCTTTCTTCCGGGCCCGGTGGTCTCACCTTTGTACCGCCTGCCGGTCGCTGTGATATTCGGGTTAATCCGGCTGGTCAGCCCGTTGGCTATTCCTCTGAGGTTCATAAATCAGCCCCTTTCTCTACGGTGTAGGTCACGTTGTCGTACATCCAGCGGGTATCAAGCAGAGGTTTAACTGAGTAGTTGCCGTGCTTCTGCCTGATAGCGATAGTGAGCGCTGACAATTCAGGGCTCCACAGCTCATTGATGCTTTTCCGGATATCGGAAGCGATAGTTTCACCGATAATTTCAAGCGTTGATGACAGCGGGTGCCCGGCGCGTAATCCGGCAACAAACATCTGCTTCCAGCTTTCACTGTCTGCGGATATTGCATTGCGGAAAAACGGGCGCGGAGGCTGATGATTCAGCGGATCGCCATATTCGTTCTTTACCGCTACTTCTGCGACAGGTGTTCCGTCAGGGTAATTTGCGCCGTTGATAAAACCGGCGCTCACTGTGTGGTTCGATACCCCTTCCGCCACTCCCGTCAGGAAATCAACGATAGTCTGTGCCACTGAACCATACCCCCATTCTGTAAACCTTGGTCGCCTGCCAGTAATCCATGCCGTAAGGGCTTTGCGTGTACCATGCATTTCTGAACTCAACCTGACCAAGATCAGAAGACACGGACACGCTTCCCTCACTCGCAGACGACACCCTCCCAACCATGCCGGAGCCACCATTACGATCTTTATCGCCGTATCGCATGTATGCCAGGTGAGCCATAAGCAGATAGAGCAATCGCTCACGCTTATCGCTTTGTGCAACAAGAGATTGTTCGGTGTTATCGAGGTAATCGGTGGCGTTATCGAACAGGAAGGGGAGTAAGTCGTCTGAGATGTTGGAAAACTCAGGGTATATGGCGCGGAACGTGGCTATTTTCAGTTCCACGATTGCCATGTTTAATCCTCGGTGAGTGGCGAGATGCCGTCCTTATTCGGGTCATTGCTTTTTTGTACTTTTGGAGCCTGCTCCAGTCCGGTCTTCTGCTTGGATCGCTCTTTTGAGGCATCTTCAGCAGAGGCGTAATCCGTTACAGCGAATACAATGCCATTACGGATAATCTTCTGATCTTTGAACGCCTTCTCAAACGCTTCCCAGGCATCAGCAGGAACATCGCGGGTAATACCAAAACCATTAAGCAGCAGGGATGAGTTAGCCCCTGCCAGAGTGATGGATTTACCTTCATGCCGGAAAGTCAGGCCGTTCGGAAGTTTGCAGCCGATGACATACGTTAAAACTTTAGCCATTTTACACCCCCACCATTTGAGCGAATAAGAACGGCTGAGTAATCACTGCGCCGTATGTTGTACCGGAATGCTTTTGCTTCCAGCTTGATGTCATGGTGATAACCGGATGAGCGCGGAGCTTTTCGCTAAATGCACAGTAACCCGCTTCCTGACCCTGTGCGTTCTCCACGAACATCTGCACCAACTCACCCGCATCAGTGTCATACTGCGGAGCGACTTCAACCCGAAGGTTAGGGAACGTATCCTTAACCATTTTCTCTACTGAGTTACCGAAGATTTCGTTGGATTTTTTGAACCAAACGGAAGAAGTCGGGCTCATGGCAAGCACCAGTGGAGAGGCCATATCAACACCATCACCAACCGCGCCGTTAGTGCGGGCGATCAAATCCGCATACAGAGCAAGGATATCGTTATAAATATCGATAACCTGCTTATCTTTCCACTGCACTGCGCCGCCAGCAGTAGCCGGAGTGATAGGGGCAGGCAGGGCCGGGTCATTAAGAATGCCGAAGTTCAGCAAACCTTCAACGCCGTAAAAATAAAACTTGTTTTGCGCCTGGTTCATTGTCCAGGCTGCTGCGCGTTGTTTTTCTGCGACATATGGCAGCATAGCCAGGCCATAGCGTTCCTGTTCCAACTCACCATAAGTGACCATCGTCTGATAGCGGTACACCTGACGGTTTTCCCATGCGCTGGTTACCTGGTTAGCCCCCTGCTCGCTGTAGTCATCGTATGCGACCACATCACCGGACTGCTCAACGCGCTGAATCATCATGGTATCCTGCGCCCATGACCCTTTTTTCTTCTCACCTAAA